ACTTGGCGTACTAACTACTTCGGAATATCACCAGAAAAGTTTAAGAACGTTATATGGTCAAACTAAATGGAGAAACATAATATAATAATATTTGCTGTCAATCAACACGTAATCGACTATTTTTTACTTCCTTGGCTTTCTAAAAAGGAAAGTAAAAACTATAAGCTATATATAGTAACCAATGAATTTGAATACTTAAATATTAGTCAAAAGCTCAAAGGTAGAGATTATGAACTTATAGATTATTTTGGACCTAGATTTAACTACTATGATAAGTTTATTATAGGTACTGGTATTATTAATAAAATAAAACAACCTTCTTTTTTATGGGATATAGATGAATTAAATGTATTTCACAATTCTGTACATTTATATGATACCTCCATTGACGTAGTACAGGCAGGAAGAAGATATTATAGAGATGCTACTCTTGGCGATGAACGTAACGCAGTTGGATTTTTACTTACTTACTTTGCTAGAGACTTAGGTATAGACCCAAAGACAGTTGCTGCTATACAAGAAGATAAATTATGGTTTCCTTATATTGATTATACACAGTTTCAATATATTATGCAAAAATGTAAATACAAACAATATCTTAACGAAGGTAAACATTACAGCAAGTGGTTTGTAGACGGCATGGGAGAAGGTAATGGAGTTGGTTTAGCTTTGACTAAATCAAAAATACCCTACAGATTTGTAGGAGAATACTTAATTTAATCGTATATTTACGGTAGTTCTATAACACGACTATTTATTTATATACGTATACTAAACACATTTATAAATGACCTATAAAGAAATAAAGGACCGTTTAACTAAGTGCGAGAAATCTTTATTAAAAATAAAGGCAACTTCTAGTACGGCTCCACTATCCAAAGAAGCTGAAGCTCAAGTAGCTAAATTAGAACTTCTTAAAGAATCTCTAACAAAAAAGCTTGACGAAGCACAGTCTAAAACCTATCTAGTAACTCCTAAATCAGGTCAAACTACAGCAGTAGCGATGAGCGATGATGAAACAGAAGCATTAAAAGATGCAGATGATGTAAAAGCAATCAAGGGTATAGATGGAGAAGAGATCAAAGAAGATACAGGAACCATATACTCAGTAGAAGATACTAAAGCAATAGCAAAAAAAGTAGGTCTAGCTTGCGCTAAAGGTCTTAAGAGCTTAGGTGATGAAATCTCTCATATGAAAGCAAAACATATAGAAGAGAATTCTTTCGAAATATATGTTGAATATAAAAAAGACGGTAAAGATGATACTTTTGCTTTTCATATTCAAAACGATAACTTACATTTAGCAGACTTTAGTTTCAACAAAGTTATTGGTCAAGTAGGAACTAAACCTTCAGGAGAAGCTATAGTACAAGTAGATGTGATTGCTAATGAATTACAGAAACATTGGAAATCTATGCAAGAAGGTATGTCTGATGAAGAATGGGCAGATGCTAAAGAAAAAGAAAGATTAGATAAGCATCCTGAAAGAGATATAATTAGAAAGATTCAAGGTTTAGTAGCTAATGAGAAAGCTAAAAAATTAAAAGAGATCACTAAAGAAGGTGAAGGAGATGACCACCACTACTTAAAGGTATCTAGAAGAGATTACAAAAAAGCAATGTCAATTTTAGATAATAATGTTGATCCAACTTACGTCAAAACTGAGGTAATTGATGACGATGGAGCAGGTAATGTTATTATATACTTTGTATTTAGACACGAGTACGGATTTGATTCAATGTATGACGATCCAGAAGGAAAAGAAAATCCGGAACTGTATCAAGAACCAGATGAAGATCCACATGCATTTATGTACGATGTAGTAATGGATTTGCAAGCACAAGGTATAGAAGTAGTAGATCATAGTGCTGAAATGGATGAAGCAGTAGACCTCAACGACCCAGCTCTAGTAAAATTTAGAGCGTCTAAAATAGCTGCTAAAAAGAAAGCAGCACAAAGAGCAGACGATAAAATGGCTAAAGCAATTGGCGATAATCCTTATAACTCAAGAAAAGATTCTTTAGTAGCTAAACTAAAAGCTATGAGAGCTCAAATCATGAGAGATATGGAGCAAGAAGCAGAACCAGAAGGAGGACCGGTAGCCGATGCTTATGGAGATAAATTAAATAAGATTGATGCTGCTATTGCTAAAGCAACAGGTCAAAAAACTATGACTTATCATCAAGCAATAGCTAAAGAAGAAAGTATACCAACAGCTTTCGATAACGAAAGTATGGATGCTTTACGTGATATCATTTTAAAATACGTAGAAGATCCAGACGATGCAGAAAAATTTGTACAGCAAGTAGATGATCACGGGTTAGATTCTCTACCTAGTGATTTAGAAGCTCAACTAGAAAGAGATCCAGAATTCGAAGCTTGGTATCATAAACTACATTACGGTTCTGATGCAGATACAGATTATATGCAAAGAAGAAGAGCTGAAAAAGACTACATGGAAGAAGGAGAAGATTTAGATGTAGGTCATCAAGATGATGAACCTCATATGCTAAAGAAAGATCTTTACGATGTTATTACTTATGCTTCTAAATTATATAAAGCATTAGACAAATATGATAACGCAAATGGTGAAGTAGATTTCCCACACTGGTGGCAAAAGAAAGTAACTCTTGCTAGAGAGTACATGTCCTCAGCACAGCATTACTTAGAAGGAGAGGAAAAACAGCCCGCTATCGATCAATTAGCATTAGAACATGTTATTAAGTCTCATGGACTAGTAAAAGAAGGTACTGATCTTTATGACAGAAACGGGATACAAATAACTAGATTCTCAGGAGGTAAAAGAGGTTTAATGGTACAGATAAATTACGGAGGTAAATATATTCATGTACCAGCTGATGAGTTTGCTATATTATCTAGAGCTATGCAATCTGTAATAGGAGATATTAGAGATATGACTCTTCAAATGCCTAGAAAAAACTACAATGAAGGAGTTGCTAAGATTCAAAAAGCTCACGGTTTAGTTGTAGCTAAAATGAAAGAATTAGCAAAGCAATATAAAGGTGGTGATCAATCTGTAGTTTCTCAATTAAAAGATTTAACTGCTAAAAAGAAAGCTTTAGAAGCACAATTAGACAAAGCAGTAGCAGGTACTAATAGAAATCAAGAACTTACTGAATTAAGCGGAGACCAGCAAGATGCTATTTTGGATCTTCAAAATATATTGGATGATGCAAATAGATTAGGAGAAGAAGCTAGAGAAATCATTAGAGAAAAATTCCCAAGAATGTTATCTAAAGGAGACGCTTATGGTGCTTTTGATTTTGGCTCTAGTGCAAATAGATATGATACTACTTTAAGTTCTATTATTGAAGAGATTGAGGAATACTACGATGAAGAAGAAGATCTAGATGAGAGTAAAGAAGAATTAAACGAATACACAGACAATACATTTGGTGGAGCTGAGCTAATAAAAGATGTTAGTCAAGATTCACCTGATATGTTTGGTAAACAGTTGTTTGCTGACTTAATGCCAAAAGGTGTAGCTAGTGAAGATGAAGCTGTAAAAGCATTACATGCTCATGATAAAAGTAGAATTAAACAGAGAATGGGCGGTAGATTAGCTCCTATGTTTGTTCACGTACAATATCATGACTTAGAGCATGAAGGAGATAAATACAGAATACATAATAGACAGTACTATAACTCAAACTTTAAAGATAAAGACCCAGACTTTAATCCTGCTGTAAGTAAGATCACTTTAATAAAAGTAGTAAAAGATGGAGATTCTAAACGTGGTCATGATGAAACTGAAAATCTAGGTTCTATCCTAGTAAAGACTGATGCATATGTACAAGATACTAGAGACTTAGAAAGTCAAGGCAAGCTAGGTGATAGACATATGGAAGAGGTTCTTAAAGAAGAAGCAACATGCTGCGGTAGATGTGGTAGAACACATGTTAAAGGCAGCGGTTGTAAAAGACCATATTTGAAAGGAAAATCTCACTGTAGAAATAAATAATATGCATAAATTAGAAAAACTCATATTAGAAACATACGCTGCTACACTTTTTGAAAAAGAAGTAGGAGACGACTTCCATGCTAAAGAAAGCGGCGGTACTATAAAGATGGAAGATTTACCTAAAGGTATGCAAGATCGTTTAAGAAAGCAATATGGAGAATTTCATGAGAAAGACTTTGTTGCTTCTGATATGAAAACTTACTTTAAAACTTCATCAGTAAATAAAGAAACTGGTGCAGTAGGACATACTATTATCAAGTTACCTTCTTTTGATAAAATGTATTCTGACTATCAAAACATAGTTAAGGATATAAAAAACTTAATGAGATCAGATGAAATTAGAAAAGATGTAGCTGCTAGAGAGTTATTTGAACTTATAAAAACTAACTTCAGAAAGCTACAAAGATACTTGAGAACAGAAAGACCAGAGCAGTATGCTTTAATAAGAAGACAATCTGCTTTACAAGAGCATATTAATATGTTTTTTGATCATGTAGCTATCATAAAAGAAGAGAAAGCAGCCTTACATCCTAAATATAATCACGAAGAATTAGATAGATTAGATTTGATCGCTCATAAATTATTCGGACCTGATTTTATGAAGTTAGATGATGAAAAAAAGAAAGAAGTTTTAAAACAGAAACATAAAGTAGGCGTTGTTAGAGAAGCATTAGAGAAATATAAAGGTAATAAATCAATTACTACTATACTAGAAGGTATGCTTGACGAAGTAGAAGAAGAAGAACCACAACCAGAGGAAGAACCTGATATGGAAGCTCCAGAAGAGACTGTATTAGAAGATTCTACTGATACAATCTTAGCTAAATTTCCTACAGTAAAAGCAGCTATAGTTAAATTACAAACAGAAGACTTTAAGGAATTTGTTGAGTCTATAGATTGGATATCACCAAGACCCTCTTCATTCAGAGTTAATTTAAAAAATGGCCAAGACTATATTTTAAAGTGGACAGGTAAAACATTCGAAGCTCAAATACTAGGAAAAAGATATATACTTTCTAACATTGCAGAATACCAACAAGCACTAGATAAATTAGCTTTACTTTATAGAGAAGCACCAATGTCAGGAGCAGGAGAAGGAGAAGCAGCTGATACAGACACCGGAGGCGGTGGCGGTGGCGGAGGTGACTTTCCTGGAGATGATGCAGCCGGAGGCGGTGGAGAAGAAGGAGAAGATCCAGTAGACGCTTTAGGAGGAGAAGAAGGCGGTGAAGAAGGTGGAGCTGACTTAGGCGGTGAAACAATAGATTTTGAAGACGGAGAAGAACCAGAAGCATAATGAACCTTATTGACAGAGTCATATTAGAATGGTCGTATAGAACCAATAAAGGGTATCCTGATATCAACAATAGAGAAGATATGAGGATATTTGAATCTATGTTTGGTTTTACTATTTCAGAAGAAGTAAAAAATAAAGCTAATACAGTAAAGGCAGTACAAGCTATTGTAGCAAAATTTGGTTCTGAATATGATATTAAACCTCTACCCTCTAAACCTAACAGACTTTCAGCACCAGGAATAAAAGATCAAGATGTTTTCTTTAAGTTAATTAGAGGCACTTTTGGAGAAGATATAGACATTAAAGTATCAACTCCTCATAGAGACGGTAATCCATCTGGTAAGTTTAACATGTATACATTCAATGCTAAAGGTATTGGAGAGGTAAACTTAATTATAAGTTATAGTGCACCCGGTGGAGCAGGTGTAGGTAATGAAGCTATATTTGTAGATAGTGTTAATAACTTAATACAAGAGGCTGGAGAAACAGCAACTGTAATATTGAAAGATGGTTCTAATACTAGAAAATTTACTAATGTAACCTCTTCTAAAAAAGTAGGAACTACTGCCGGGAAAGGAATGAAAGCAGACGTACAGTTAGAATCTAACGGTAAAGTAGTAGCTAATATTTCAGTTAAGCAAGACGGAAGCTTTAGATGGGAATCAGTCAATAACAACAATACTCCTTTCAGAGAGAATTTTGTTAATTATGCATTGACAGATCCGAACTTTCCAGTAGCCTTGAAACCTACTGAAGTTTCTACTAAAGAAAAACCAAAATATTTGATGTATAGAAAAGGTACTGATAGCAGAATTACAAAAGTATTTGTTAAGAATGCACCTACAGACGCTAATGAACTATTTGCTTTTGGTAAAGATGTACCTAAAACTATAATTGTAGGACGAACATTTGCATCAGATGACTTTAGTTTATCCGGTAATACCATTACCGTTACAGTGTCATCTATGTACTCTACTTATAAAGATATTCCGGAACATTTAACACCAGTATTTACTGTAGAGCAACATTCCGGTCAAAAATACGGCCTAGACTTTAGAATAGTACCTAAAGAAAAAGCAAAACTGTCAGCAAATGGAATAGAAATAGACTATTCTGACGTAGATTAAAAGTTATGAGTCAAAATATAAAAAAAATAATAGCACAAGAGTATATCAAATGTGCTAAAGATCCTTCATACTTCATGAAGAAGTACTGCTATATACAGCATCCTACTCGTGGAAGAATCTTATTTAACTTATATCCATTCCAAGGTAAAGTACTTCACTTATTTAGAGACCATCAATATATTATTACGTTAAAGTCTAGACAGCTAGGTATTTCTACTTTAGCAGCTGCCTATTCGTTATGGTTAATGTTATTCCATAAAGATAAAAACGTACTAGCATTAGCAACTACTCAAGCAACAGCTCGTAACTTAGTTTCTAAAACTATGTTTATGTACGATGAACTACCTAAATGGCTAAAGTTACCTGCTAAAGAAAAAAACAAACTATCTCTAAGACTTAAAAACGGATCTAAAATTACAGCTAAATCATCTAATGCAGATGCAGCTAGATCTGAAGCGGTATCCCTGTTGCTAATAGATGAGGCCGCGTTTATTGATAACATTGAAGAGACCTTTACTGCTGCACAGCAGACACTTGCTACTGGTGGACAATGTATGGCTTTATCAACTCCTAACGGTATTGGTAACTGGTTCCATCAAACATGGGAAAAAGCAGAAAGCGGTGAGAATTCATTCTTACCTATTAGATTACCATGGACTGTACATCCAGAAAGAAACGAAGCTTGGAGAACGCAACAAGACGCTGACCTAGGTCCTCGAATGGCTGGACAGGAATGTGATTGTGACTTCTTAGCATCTGGTGATACTGTATTTGAACCAGAAGATATGTCATACTATGAACAAACATATCAAAAAGATCCTTTAGAAAGAAGAGGAGTAGACGGTAATTTATGGGTGTGGGAAGGAGTAGATTATACTAAGTCTTATATGGTTGTAGCAGACGTTGCTCGTGGAGATTCTGCTGACTATTCAGCATGTCATGTGTTTGATATAGAATCAGCTACACAAGTAGCAGAATATAAAGGTAAACTATCTCCTAAGGACTATGGAAACTTCTTAACTGGATTAGCTACTGAATATAATAATGCACTTTTAGTAGTAGAGAACGCTAATATTGGATGGGCTACCATAGAACAAATAATTACCAGAGAATATAACAACCTATACTACAGTTCTACAGCACAAATGGAATCAGTAGAATCATATATGAACAAATACGAAAGAGATAAGTTAGTACCGGGCTTTACAATGTCTGCTAGAACTAGACCTTTAGTAATAGCTAAGATGATAGAATACATTAGAGAGAAAGGAGTTACTATACAATCTAAGAGGCTAATGGGTGAAATGAGAGTATTTGTTTGGAAAAACGGAAAACCTCAAGCACAAGATAGATATAACGATGATTTACTAATGGCTTGTGCAACTGCTCTATATGTTAGAGATACTGCTTTAAAACTACGTCAACAAGGAATAGACCTAGCTAGAGCACAATTATCCTCTTTTAGCAATATGAACGCCCGAAACAAAGCTATTATAAGAAATGTTGGTAATCAGCAAAATAATCCTTATATTGTAGATACGCCCGGTGGTCAAGAAGATATCTCCTGGCTTTTAAAATAGAACTATTTATAATTAAAATAAAACCGTAATGGCGGATACTTCATTATTTGGCAGATTAAGAAGACTCTTTTCTAATGACGTAGTAATACGTAATATTGGAGGAGATACACTTAAAGTAGCCGATACAAATACTATTCAACAAACAGGTCGATATAAAACTAATTCATTAGTTGATCGATTTAACAGGATGTATATTAGTAATAATAAAAATATATACAATCCTAACCTAAACTACCAGACTCTCAGAGTACAGCTATATGCTGATTATGAAGCTATGGACACAGATCCTATCATTGCTTCAGCTTTAGATATCATTGCTGACGAGGCTACTATTAAAAACGACCAGAATGAAGTAGTATCAATCAAATCATCAGACGAAAACATACAGAGAGTACTATACAATCTTTTCTATGACGTATTAAACATTGAGTTTAATTTATGGTCATGGACACGTAATATGCTTAAATACGGAGACTTTTTCTTAAAGCTAGAGATAGCAGAGAAGTTTGGAGTATATAACGTGTTACCTTATACAGTTTATCACATAGTTAGAACAGAAGGATCTGATCCAGAAAATCCTGCTAAAGTAGAGTTTCAATTAGAACTAGACGGTATTGCAGCATCATCTGATCCTAACTATAGAAAAAGACCTAACAGCCAGCAGATAGTATTTGATAACTATGAGATGGCTCACTTCAGATTATTATCTGATGTATCATATTTACCCTACGGACGTTCTTATTTAGAGCCTGCTAGAAAGATTTACAAACAGGTTAATCTAATGGAAGATGCGATGTTAATTCATCGTATAATGAGAGCACCTGAGAAGAGAATGTTCTACATTAACGTAGGTTCTATTCCACCAAACGAAGTTGATCAGTTTATGCAAAAGACTATCAACACTATGAAAAAAACTCCTTATGTTGATCCTAATACAGGACAATATAACTTGAAGTTTAACATGCAGAATATGATGGAAGATTTCTATCTACCTGTACGTGGAGGTGATACTTCTACTAAAATAGAGACTACTAAAGGATTAGATTACGACGGTACTAACGACGTTCAATACCTACAGGCTAAGTTATTTGCTGCATTAAAAATACCTAAAGCATACTTTGGATATGAAGGAGATTTACAAGGTAAGGCTACTTTAGCTGCAGAAGATATTAGGTTTGCAAGAACAGTAGAAAGAATACAAAAGATACTAGAATCTGAATTAACTAAGATAGCTCTAGTACATTTATATACACAAGGTTTTACAGGAGAAAGTTTAACTAATTTTGAAGTTAAGTTATCAACTCCTTCTATTATTTTCGAACAAGAAAAAGTAGCTCTTCTTAAAGAGAAGGTTGATTTAGCCTCTCAGATGAAAGATACAGCATTATTCTCTTCAGATTATATTTATGAAAATATATTTGATATGTCAGAAGATTCTTATATGGAAATGAGAGATCTAGTTAGAGAGGATACTAAACGTAAATTTAGATTAGCTCAAATAGAAGCAGAAGGTAATGATCCAGCTAAATCTGGAATGACTTACGGTACACCACACGACTTAGCATCTATGTATGGTAGAAGAGCTACTGCTACTCCTAAAGGGGGAGAAGCTAAAGACCTACCTGCAGGATACTCAGAAACACAACCTGAATGGGGCCAGCCAGGACCTGAAGGCGGAAGACCGATAGAAAAAGCTTCTGTCTACGGTACTAATGATGGATTAGGAGGAAGAGATCCTCTAGGTCAACACGGTATGAAAGGCGGGTATCCTTCCGATAATGAAAACGTTATGGAAACGAATAAAACAAAAGCAGTTTATTATAAAAATAAGGATATGCTGAAAAATATTGTATTTGATGCTGCACCAGAAAAAGAGGCAGATATGTTAAAAGAAGACAACATCAAAGATTTAGGTAATTAACCCATATTTATAATAGTAAACGTGTAGAATGAAAGTAAAACACTCAAAATTTCGAAATACAGGTCTTATCTTTGAATTGCTAGTTAAACAAATAGCAGCCGATACCTTATCTAAAAAGGACTCTTCTGCATTGAATATACTTAAAAAGCATTTCACTGGTAAAACTGCGCTTGTGAAAGAGTTTAAACTATATGAGTTTATTCTCAAAAACAAAGGCGTAGGACAAAATAAAGCAGAATCAATACTTTCTACTATAACAGAAATATCTAGGAAGTTAGATACTAAAACACTTAAGAAACAAAAGTATGCTCTTATATCAGATATAAAAGAATCATACAACTTAGATGAATTTTTCGGAATACAAACTCAAGACTATAAAGCTTTAGCTTCTTTATACTGTTTATTAGAGGCACAGAATAACGATGAATTAGTAGACCCTAATTTGCTTGTTAACTTTAAATCTACACTTTTAGAGCACTTAACGTACAGAAAACAAGATAGTGCTGATGTAAAGGATACTTTAATAGAAGAGTATTCTAAATACGATAAAGACCTTAAATTACTTACATTTAAAATCTTACTAGAGAAGTTTAACGATAAGTATAAAGACTTATTACCATCCCAGAAGAGAATTCTTAGAGAATTTATAACCTCAGTTAACTCAACAGCTAAATTGAGAAATATAGTTAATGAAGAATTGTCTGCTATTAAAACTGAGATTGGCAAAACTATCGATAAGATTAGTGATGAAGTAATAAAAATAAAACTAGAGGAGATAAGAAAAAATATTAATCCCCTATCTAACAAAGATAGGATTAATGATTCTAATCTAGTTAACTTAATGCAATATTACGACCTTGTACATGAATTAAAATCTCTGTAATGCGAAAATCAGAGCTAATTAGTTTAGTAAAGGAAGTACTAGAAGAGTTAGATGAAGCTAACGTAACTGGTGGATCTGCAACATTTACAGCAGGTACAGGAGCTACGTACGCTACTCCTAACTTTTTAGGTAAAGCGACCAGAGCTAAAAAGACACTTAAAAAACAAGGATATAAAGAAGTAAAATGAGAAAAGTAACTGCAACAGAAAAATATAGAGCTGTAAACGAAGGACAGATGCCTCAGGCAGAATTCGTTAGACAAATGCGTTTAGCATTTCCTCAACATATCACACAGTTCAACGGATACGAAGATACCGTATCTATTTTAAAAACAAGAGGTATACTTTCAGAAACTAAATTGGCAAAACAGCTACCCAATACAGTTTCTATTGATTCTATTCAAAGAGCAGTTGATATTGAATTAGAAGCAATGGGACATGACCCTGTTACTTGCTCTGATGTTGAAGCACAAGATAAAGCTAAAGATAAAGCATTAAAAAACTTAAAGAAAGACCCTTTACACTATTATAACCTATTGGCAAAAGAATCATCTAAAGTTGATAAAAACGATAAGATGAAAGAAACTAAGCCTGGAGCGAAAGATAAAGATACCTTCAACGATATGAAGAAGGCTACTTTGAAAGAAGAGATGGCAGTGTTTTCATCTGAAGAAGATGAGGATAAGTACATTGAAAAAATGGTTAAAAAAGGTCTCGAAAAAGAGAAAGAAAAAGCTGCTAAAAAGAAAAAAGGAGTAGAAGAAGCTCATGATATTCCTACTGAACCAGGCGTTCCAGGAGAAAGAGCTTCTAACCACGATAGAAAGATGGCTATGAGAAAAATCTTAGACTTTTTAACTGTTAATGGTCATCCAGATTCAGGTCATAAAGTAAGCACTCAAGACGCTGTAGACTTTATTAAAACACATAAAGATGATATTTTTAGCGGTGATATAGATGCTAGCAATATTGAAGATGTTTGGCATAACTACGATGAGTATGAAACTATCAATAGAGATAATGTCGGCGAAGTAATGGGTGTTAACAGAAAAGGAGAAAAACAACCAGAAACTGATGGTAGT